ACACTAATAAAAGAAAACTTAAAGATGCAGCAATTGTCGGCGGCACTATGCTAGGCGGCACGGCTGCAGCTACGTATTTAGGTACTGCGGATGAAAGAAGGTCTGCAGCAACCAAAAAGAAAATACGCAAAAGAAGAGAAGAAAAAAGTAAAGTTAGAAAAACAAAAATTGCAAACATGAAAACACAATTAGCACAACAAAATATACAAAATCTACAAAGTATAAAAGAAAAAGATTTATCTGCAAAAGATAAAAAAATTAGAAAAGAATTAATTAACAGAGAAAAAGCAACTATAAAAGGACTGAAACCACCTACTCTTGTTAAAACGGCAGCTAGACTTGGTTTAAAGTCTGTACCCGGTGTAGGCACTTTTCTTGCAATGATTAGTTCAACTCCTGCATATAGGCGTGGTGGAAATGTCAGCAAGAAGCATAGGTAAGTGGAAGCTACCACAGCCAACAGATATTAAAGAAGAAAACGAATGGGTGCAAATACCTCGCATTGCAAGGACTGTACCTTTCGGCTATAAACAGAACGATGAAGACCCCGACATTCTTGACCCAATACCAACAGAGTTAGATTTACTAGAAAAGGCACGTAGCCACATAAATCAATATAGTTATCGTGAAGTAGCTAACTGGCTTAGTACAAATACAGGCAGGTCTATTTCACATGTAGGATTAAGGAAGCGGTTATTAAATGAGCGACAGCGTAAGAACCAAGCTAAAAGCCTCATCAAGTGGGCAGAATATGCGGAAACGGCAATCGCCAAAGCAAAAAGTCTACAAGAAAAAAGAACAGGCGCAGCCAAAATCCAAGGTTAGTATAGAAGAAGTAGCACCCATAAAGTATGATACATCTGTAGCAGAACATGCTAATGTACTATTTAAACCTAACGATGGTCCACAGACAGATTTTCTAGCTGCATCAGAACGTGAAGTATTATATGGTGGTAGTGCTGGTGGTGGTAAAAGCTATGCCATGCTATCAGACCCACTACGTTACATGGGGCATCCTGCATTTAGTGGGTTGCTACTACGACATACAACAGAAGAACTAAGAGAACTTGTATTTAAGTCGCAGGAGTTGTACCCAAAAATCTGGCCCGGTATTAAATGGTCAGAAAGAAAGATGCAGTGGGTCGCACCATCTGGCGCAAGATTGTGGATGTCATATCTGGATAGAGATGATGATGTCTTGCGTTATCAGGGTCTAGCGTTTAGCTGGATAGGGTTTGACGAATTAACACAGTGGTCCACACCCTATGCATGGAATTACATGCGGTCTCGTCTACGGTCCACTGCACCTGACTTGCCAATTTATATGAGGGCTACGACTAACCCCGGCGGTAGAGGTCATCATTGGGTTAAGAGTATGTTTATTAACCCCGCACCGTATAACAGGCCGTTTGATGCAACAGATTCAGAAACAGGAGAGGTATTACGATACCCAGCAGGACATGCGAAAGCTGGAAGGCCACTATTTAAAAGGAGGTTTATCCCAGCAAGATTATCAGACAATCCTTATTTGGCAGAGTCGGGTGACTATGAAGCAATGCTACTTTCCATGCCAGAGCAGCAAAGAAGACAACTCCTTGACGGAGATTGGGATATTAAAGAAGGTGCGGCATTTACTGAATTTGATCGTAATATTCACGTTATTGAGCCTTTTGACATACCTAACAATTGGGTTAAGTTTAGGGCTTGCGATTATGGTTATGGCAGTAAGTCTGGTGTTGTTTGGTTTGCTGTTGCACCTGATGAACAGCTTATTATTTATAGAGAGTTATACGTCTCTAAAGTCCTTGCCACAGATTTGGCAGATATGATACTAGAGGCAGAAGCAGGAGATGGTAGTATTCGGTACGGTGTGCTTGATTCTTCTTTGTGGCATAAACGTGGGGATACTGGTCCTAGCCTTGCAGAGCAAATGATTAGTAGAGGATGCAGGTGGCGACCATCAGATAGAAGTCGTGGTAGTCGTGTAGCAGGTAAGAATGAAATACACAGGCGTTTACAAGTAGATGAATTTACAGAGGAGCCTAGACTTGTTTTCTTTAATAACTGCACAAATGTCATATCACAGTTACCGTCCATCCCTTTGGACAAGAAAAATCCAGAGGACATTGATACGCATAGTGAAGACCACTTGTATGATGCGTTGAGATATGGTATAATGTCCAGACCAAGATTTAATGTATTTGATTTTGATACAGGTCAAGGACCAAGAAATAGTATGCCTGTTGCAGACAGCACCTTTGGGTATTAAGGAAACACCATGAACGAAGAAGAAATTATGATTGAAGACGATGCAATTTCGTTGGAAGATACAGAAGATTCTGTGACTGACGATAGCGATGTATCAGGTATGATTCCATTTGTTATGGAAAGATATCAACGATCAGAAGATTATCGTTATACAGATGAAGAGCGTTGGCTACGTGCCTATCGCAATTATCGTGGGCTATATGGACCTGATGTACAATTTACAGAGGCAGAAAAGTCACGTGTGTTTATTAAAGTAACAAAAACAAAGACGCTGGCAGCATACGGACAGATTGTAGATGTTTTGTTTGCTAATCAGCGTTTTCCTTTATCCGTAGAGCCTACTGAACTACCAGAGGGCGTAGTAGAGGATGTTAATTTTGACCCACAAGAGCCAGAACAACTACGTGGAGAAACTGCACTCTCTACTAGCCCATATGGGTTTGCTGGTGATGGCAACGATCTACCACCGGGTGCTACGGCACAGTCACTACAAGAAAAGTTAGGTGTAGTACAAAGCAAATTAGAGCCTGTACAAGACAAATTAAAAGAAGGTCCGGGCAAAACACCTACAGCAATTACATTTAGCCCTGCTATGATTGCAGCTAAAAAGATGCAGAAAAAAATACACGATCAACTAGAAGAGTCAGGAGCATCTAAACATTTACGCAATGCGGCATTTGAAATGGCATTGTTTGGCACTGGTGTAATGAAAGGTCCATTTGCTACAAATAAAGAATATCCAAGCTGGGGAGATGATGGTGAATATGATCCTATGTTTAAAACTGTTCCACAAGTTGAGCATGTATCTTGTTGGGATTTTTATCCAGACCCTGATGCAAACAGCATGGATGAAGCACAGTTTGTAATTGAAAGACACAAAATGTCACGTTCACAATTGCGTGGACTAAAAAAACGTCCTTATTTCCGTGATTCTGTGATTGATGAGTGTATCTCGTTTGGAGAAAATTATACTAAAAAGTATTGGGAAGATGACCTATCTGACTATGCACCTGAACATGGCATTGACCGTTTTGAGGTTCTTGAGTACTGGGGCATGTGTGATACTGAAATGCTTATGGATCAGGGTGTAGAAATACCTGATGAGTTGCAAGACTTTGATGAATTGCAAGCAAACATTTGGGTCTGTAATAATAAACTGATTCGCATGGTGCTTAATCCATTTAAACCTAGCAAGATTCCATATCATGCTGCACCATACGAGTTGAACCCCTACTCTTTCTTTGGTATTGGTATTGCAGAAAATATGGATGATACACAAACATTGATGAACGGTTTTATGCGTATGGCTGTTGATAATGCTGTATTGTCTGGCAACTTGATTGTAGAAGTAGATGAAACAAATCTTGTACCGGGCCAAGACTTGTCTCTATATCCGGGTAAGATATTCCGTAGGCAGGGTGGCGCACCGGGTCAGGCTATCTTTGGTACTAAGTTCCCTAACGTATCACAAGAAAACATGATGTTGTTTGATAAAGCACGTGTACTGGCAGATGAAAGTACAGGCTTCCCGTCATTTGCACATGGGCAAACAGGCGTATCAGGAGTAGGGCGTACTGCATCGGGTATTTCTATGCTTATGGGTGCTGCTGCAGGTGGCACTAAAACAGTTATTAAAAATGTAGACGATTATCTACTCCGTCCACTAGGCGAGGGTTTCTTTCGTTTTAATATGCAATTTGACTTTGATAAAGAAATTAAAGGCGATCTAGAAGTTAAGGCACGTGGTACAGAAAGTCTCATGGCTAATGAGGTACGTAGCCAGCGTTTAATGCAGTTCTTGCAGATTGCAAGCAGTCCAGCACTTGCACCTTTTGCTAAGTTTCAATATGTAATCCGCGAGATTGCAAAGTCTATGGACTTAGACCCCGACAAAGTAACCAACAATATGGATGAAGCCGCACTACAGGCAGAAATTATGAAAGGGTTCCAACAGGAGCAACCACAGCCACAAGCAGGTCCACAAGACCCACAGGCAGCGGCTAACCCACTAGACCCTACGGGTGCAGGTGGCGGCACAATAGGCACTGGACAGGCTCCTGTGCCGGGAGAGCAAGGATTTAGTGCAAATGGACAAGAACAAGTACCGCAAGCAGGTGGTCAGCCGCCTCAAGCCAATGGTCAACAACAAGGGCCAATGGGAGGCATTCAATAATTTTATTGACATTATGATTGAAGATCAACATAAATCAATGGAACAATCAGAACATTCTACAATACTATACAGATGTCAAGGTGCAGTTTTAGCCTTGCGTAAACTAAAACAGTTAAGAGAAGAGGCAAATGGCATTAACTGAAGCACAGATGCAAGCGATGCAAGATGCAGAAGATATTGACACTGGTGTTGATACTCGCACAAAAGAAGAAATGCTTGCTGAACAAATGTCTGATTTACAGTCAGTCGGTAAAGCTGTCAAAGAAGAAGGTCCAATGTTTATTGCTGAGTCAACTCCCGGTGTTGGTGAAGCTATAGCTATGAAACGCACTTCTGATGCTTTAGACGAAGGTGATTATGTAGGAGCAGGAATAGAAGCTACTGCTGGTGTTTTGGGTCTAGTTCCTGTTATTGGTGATGCAGCATCAAAAGGTTTGCGGCAAGTAGCACAATCAGTGCGTAAAGGGTATAACCCGGAAGACCCAGCATCTCGTGTATTTCATCTAACTAAAAAAGACTTTGACGCAGCAGATGTTGTAGGTAAAGGCACTAATGACATAGGTTTTCACGTTGGTACTGCAGCACAAGCTACTTCTAGAGGTTCTACTAATATAAAGTACGACAAAGAGTTAGCAGAACAGATGGTCAAGGATGAACGTATCCTTCCTATGGTGTTAAAAAATACGCTGAAACCTGCACGTATTATAGATGTTGGTTCTTTTAAAGAACCTAAAAACTGGATTGCAAATTTATCTGTATCTAACAAAGATAAACAGTTACTTAAATTTTTGTCAGATGATCCAGCAGATGCAGACTTACTAGGTAAAGCACCTAGAGTTACAGTGGGTGGCGACACATATTTTATGCTGCCTGATGCAATGCGTTCTGGTATAGATGAAAAATTATGGAAAGATATAATTCTTGAAGCACATAGAGCAAGAAGAGTTGGTCTAGATACTATAAATAAACAAGAAGATCGTGTAGAGTGGTTTAATACGTTAAAACAAACAGCAAATAAGAATGGCTATGACTCTTTTGTTTATAGAAATGAGTATGAAGGTAAAAGTTTTAAAACCCCTTCTGTGGAAGACGATAGCTATATGTTGCTTGAGCCGGATCAAGCTAAAGGATTGTTTGGCGGTATGACTGAAGGTGATCCAAGATATATGAAAAATGAAGGCGGCTTAATGCTGCAAAAAGGTGGAGTAATACCAATGGATAGACAAATGAGCATGTTTGACGAAGGCGGTCTTGAAGACGATGGTGGCACTGTAGACCCTGTGTCTGGTAATGATGTACCACCGGGTTCGTCTAAAGCAGAGGTGCGAGATGACATTCCTGCACAGTTGAGTGAGGGAGAGTTTGTATTTCCTGCTGATGTCGTGCGTTACATTGGTCTTGAAAAACTTATGATGATGCGTCAGCAAGCCAAGATGGGTTTGAAGATGATGGATGAGATGGGTCAGATGGGTAATAGTGAAGAAGCTACTATTCCTGATGATCTACCTTTTAGCATGATGGACTTAATTATTGTTGACAACGAAGACGAAGAAGAGTATAATGATAAAAAAGAAGAAAAAGAAATGGCTGAAGGTGGTGTAGTATATGCTGCTAATGGAACATCTGTTCCTGCTGCTGATCCTACTTCTGGTATATTTTTTCAACCATCTCAGTTTGCAGGACAGGGAAATCGTCCCGGTGTAGCGCAAGCAGCACCAGATGCAGCATCTCGTCAATTTGTGCAACAACCACAGCAATCAACTACACCTACTGTTAAGTATGAAAAACCACAAGCAACTTTTGGCGAATTTTTAGAACCTCCTCAAGGTGGCCCACAAACAATTACAATTGTTAATTCAGAAACGGGCGAAAAAAGACAAATTACTTTTATTCCCGGCGTTACAGAAATACCCACAGGATTTGTGCGAGAAGAAGACTATGTACCTAAAGAGATTGTTCCTGAACAAGAAACAACTAGGGTAGAAACAGCAAGAGTTGCACCAGAAACTGGGGGTAATAATGAAGAACGTCAACGCCGTGAAGAAGAAATGTATGGTCTGGGTGGTGCGAGAGTAGGAGTAGATGGTAAGATTTATGGTGTATCTTTTGATATGCCTGAAGGATTTATGCCGGGCATGGGCGCAAGTATATCTACTTCTTTAAGTTTAGCAACAGGAGAGCCTTTGCCTGAAGGAGTAACAGTAAACTTTAAAAGAGGACAAGTAGAATTTTCAATGACTTCTGAAGAGTATAATGATTTTAAATCTACTGCTCGTAAATTTGGTTATAATTCAAAAGAGGCGAGTGAAAAATTAAACGAATTAGGTAGGGAAGAGGCAGAAAAAGAAGCAAAAATAGCAGAGCAAATAGAGAATGCTAGAAGAGTAGAAGATAATATGGCAAGGGCCGCACAAAAAATAAAAGACGAAAAAGAAAGAGAAGCGGCCTTGCTTGAAGTTGCAAAAAGAAGGGAAGACAGATCAGTTTATGGAACAGGTGGTGATGACACTGGAACAAGAGGACAAGGATATTCTGTAGGCTCACAGACAGACAAAGGGTTTGGTGCAACACCCGGTGGTTTTGGTGGAACAGGAAGAGGAAGATCAGATGCACCGGGAATGGCTGCTGCAGATGTAAGGTCTGGTTCTAATTATGGCACTTCACCGCCAGAAGGACCAATGGGTTCTATTAGTGGTAGACCTCGTGCTAAAGGCGGCTTGATGGAAACACCTAAACCCAAAGCCAAAAAGAAGATGAAGCGTGGTGGATTAGCTTCTAAAAAATAATCTACAATATGTTGGCTACTCATCCCCCATCTACCCGACAGGTGATGGCTACGGTGGCCCCAACGAGGAGACTAAACAATGGCACAAGAAGAAATTATGGCTGAAGATATGCAGCCTCAAAAAAAGGTAGCGTTTGCAAATCGTAAATATAGTAACGAAGAAAAACGCCAAATGGAAGAAGAAGAATTAGAACAACTCATTAAAGAACAAAAGGGTGAGGTAGAAGAAACTGAACCAGAAGAAGTTGAGCCTTCTGGCGCAGAAGAAAAAACATTTAAAAAACGCTACTCTGACCTACGTAGACATCAACAAAAACAATCAGAAGAATTTAAAGCTGAACTTGAGGCATTAAAATCTCAACTTAGTGCTGCTACTAAAAAAGAAATGAAGTTGCCTAAGTCTGATGAAGACATAGAAACATGGGCAGCAGAGTATCCTGATGTAGCTGCTATTGTAGAAACAATTGCAATGAAGAAGGCACGTGAGCAATCCAGCGCACTTGAAGAACGCCTCAAAGTAATTGACGATATGCAAAACTCAGCCACAAAAGAAAAAGCAGAAGCAGCATTGATGCAGATGCATCCAGACTTTGATGAAATTCGTGACAGTGATGACTTCCACGAGTGGGCCGAAGAACAACCTAAGTGGGTACAGGACGCACTGTACGAGAATGATAATGACGCACGTTCCGCAGCCAGAGCAATTGATCTATACAAAGCAGATAGAGGCATTAGCAAAAAATCTAAGGGCAAGGATGATAAGGGTGCAGCAGAGGCAGTGCTGCCAAAAAATAAAAGAAATAAACCGCAAAGTGATGAAACTGCTACGTACATAAAAGAATCAGCCGTACAAAAAATGTCTCCGCAAGAGTATGAAAAACGTTCTGATGAAATTATGGATGCTATTCGTAGCGGTAAATTTATCTATGATGTTTCTGGGTCAGCACGATGAGTGTTATCTTTGAACCCAAAAAAGACATTCATCTGATGGCTCCTTTTGGGCCTACTATGGGATACTTTCGTATGCCAGATGAGTTGGTCAATAAACTAAACGACAAGATGTCAGACAAGTTAATTGACTACTCTGACAGTTTAGTAGGTAAAGTATCTGAAGAACTAGCTTTTGATGAAGAGATTATTAAAATTGCCCAAGAAGGCATAGGTAAATTTGTAGGTATGTATCAAGCCTATACAGATGACCGAAATAGCATGGGCAATAAAAAATTAGATAACGACAAATACAACTACGGACTACAAGTAGTCTCTGGTTGGTTTGTACGTCAATTTGAAAATGAATATAATCCTTTACACATACACACAGGGTCTAGGTTATCATGTGTAGGGTATTTAAAACTACCTGAAGGAATAGAAGAAGAGTGGGAGAAGGACTATGAAGATCACCATCCCGCTAATGGTCATATTCAGTTTGCGAGTGGCACTCCTGCAGGATATACCTGTACCAACTTTGTAATAAAACCACAAATAGGTGACTTCTATGTATTTCCTTCACAACTGTTTCACTGCGTGTATCCATTTTACACAAAAGGTGAAAGACGATCTTTCAGTATGAATATGAATTTTATTGAGATACCTAAAGAAAAAGGTGTTGACAAATAGTTATTTTTTCGTATAACTATATGTAACAAGGGTGTAAGTAGGTTCGCTACCTGCTTACTCCAATCCAGCAAACAACAAAGTCTTACGGATTACCTGACAAGCAAGGCCCGTTGAACAGTAGGAAGGCCATCTTACTGGAATACGCACCCAAGCAAATCAGCCTCTGAATAAGTTTTGTAAGTTTGCATCTGTAAAATGCTAACTTAGGAGACATAACAATGGCATTTCCAACCGCTACTGGTTATGGTAATCTTCCTAACGGTAATTTTTCTCCCGTAATTTACAGCAAACAGGTGCAACTTGCGTTCCGCAAGTCGGCTGTTGCTGAAGCAATCACTAACTCTGACTACTTTGGAGAGATTGCTAACATGGGTGATTCCGTTAAGATTATCAAAGAACCAGAAATTACAGTTAAGGCTTACACCCGTGGTGCGCCAATTACACCACAAGACCTTGACGATGAAGACTTCAGCCTTACAATTGACAAAGCTAACTACTATGCATTTAAGGTTGATGACATTGAAGAGGCGCATTCACACGTAAACTTCCAATCACTTGCAAGTGACCGTGCTGCATATCGCCTTGCTGACCAGTTTGACCAAGATGTTCTTGGTTACATGTCTGGTTACAAACAAGCCGCACTTCATGCAAATGCAAGTGCAGTAAACACTACCGTTAATGGTTCAGTAGCCGTTTCTACCGCTGGTACAGATGAACTTCTTTCTTCAATGAAGATTGATGCTGCTTCCTTTGGTGGTTCGTCTGGTGATGCACTAGCACTTCAGCCACGTACAGGTGGCGCAACAGACTCAACTCCTGCTGCTGGCGATACTTTCCCATTGACAGTAATCGCTCGTATGTCTCGTCTGCTAGACCAGCAGAATGTAGACTCACAAGGTCGTTGGCTTGTTGTGGACCCTGTGTTCATGGAACTGTTGAAAGATGAGGATTCTCGTCTGTTTAACGCTGACTTCGGCGGTGGTGGACTCCAGAATGGTCAAGTTGGTACGCAGATTCATGGTTTTACTGTGTACACTTCTAACAATCTACCTACACTTGGTACAGGTCCGTCCACTACTGGCACGAACTCTTCAACCAACTTTGGTGTGATTGTAGCTGGTCATTCATCTGCTGTTGCAACTGCAGAGCAGATTAATAAGACTGAGACATATCGTGACCCTGACAGCTTTGCTGACATTGTTCGTGGTATGCATTTGTATGGCCGCAAGATTCTTCGTCCTGAAGCACTTGTCAACGCCATTTACCACTTAGCATAGGGAGATTGAAAAATGGCACTAGGCGCACAAACAACTTCCACTGTTAACATTTACGGTCGTTCAGGTCAGGCATCTCCGGGTGTTCCTTACATGATTGAAGGAGTACTTGACTTTGCTCTAGCGACTGCAGATAAAGGCACAGCACTTGCAGCTAACGATGTTATTCCGGGTTTGACTATTCCTGCGAATACTTTGATTCTTCATGCTGGTCTGGAAGTACTAACAGCACATGCTGGTACATCATCTAATACTGACTTTGACTTTGGTATTACCGGTGGAGACCTTGACAACTTTGTTGACGGTTTTGACTTTGATGCTGCATCTGTAGGTGACTTTGCAGCTTCCGCTGAAGGCGGTCCTGTAATGGTTAATGCTACCGATACCCTTGATCTTGAAATTCAAGCAATGACAGGTACAACAACAGGCGGTTCACTTCGCATGTTTGCTATTTGTATTGACTGTACAAGTCAACCAGCATCACAATTTGGTGCTGATGAGGTAGATCGGGATACACTAGCCTAACTAATACGGGGGGCGGCATAAGCTGCCCTCCCAACTCTTTTAAGGATGGATAATGGCTGAAACATTTCTTACATTAACAAACAAAGTGTTAGTTAAATTAAACGAAGTAGAGTTGACTTCTGCTAATTTTACTTCATCTCGTGGTATTCAAACACAAGCTAAGAATGCTGTTAATGAAGCAATTCGGTACATTAATCAACGTGAATTTAATTATCCATTTAATCACTCTACAAATACAGAAACATTAGTGCCGGGAACCGTGCGATATAGTATTCCTACTACAGCTAAAACAGTTGACTATAACACATTTAGAGTAGTTAAAGATGCTGATACTGCTACTATAGGTGGCAGATTACGTAAGTTAGATTACAATCAATACCTTAATTCATATATTACACAAGAAGATGAAATTACTACTAATACACTTAGTCAATCACATACTGACTCTGTGACAACACTTACAGTTGCTAGTACTACAGGTTTTAGTGCAACAGGTAAAGTATATGTTGGTGGTGAAATTATTACCTATACAGGTATAGGTTCTTCAACTACACTTACAGGATGTACTCGTGGCGCAGAAGGCACAACGGCTTCAGAACATGCAAGTGGTGTTCAATTAGCACAGTTTGAAGATGGGGATGAACCTATTTATGTAGTTAGAACATTAGATAATAATTATCTTTTGTATCCATTTCCAAATAAACAGTTTGTAATTAAATATGATTTTTTTACCTTCCCTACTGACATGGCTACACACGATAGCACAACAACTATACCAGACAGATTTTCTCCTGTCATTATAGATGGTGCTACATCATATGTATATCAGTATCGTGGAGAGGCACAACAGTATGGCATTAATTTTGCTAGGTTTGAACAAGGAATTAAAAATATGCAAACGCTGTTAATTAACAAATACGAGTATGTTCGTTCTACCTATATACCTTATGCGGGTAATTCTAGAGGTTCTAGCAGCGTAAGGGCTGACTAATGGCTGAAACAGGAACTTTGCCATTTATTTGCGAAGGTGGGTTAATAGCCAACCGTTCTACCTTTATTATGCAGCCGGGTCAGGCACTACAGCTAGAAAACTTTGAGCCAGACATTGAGGGTGGCTATAAGCGTATCCTTGGTTTTCAGAGGCATGTTCGTCAGGTAGTGCCCTATACTGCTTCTAATAGCGAAGAAGTATTAATGGTTACTACCTTTGCTAACAAAGTAGTAGCGGCACGTGGTACAAAAATATGGAGTGCTGCATCTACTACTTTAGGTACGGATAGCACCAGTGCGATTGCTTCTGGTACAGCCATGACAGGTTCAGGCACTATTACTGTAGCATCTACTACAGGTTTTAGTTCTAGTGGCACACTACAGATTAACGATGAGCAGTTTACATATACAGGTGTTACCTCTATAACATTTACTGGTGTAACAAGAGCAGCTAATAGCACAACGGCTGCAGATCACACACAAAGCACCGACACTAGCCTTACTCCTGTATCAGAATCGTGGACATCTAGGGATACGGGCCGCACTAGCGCAACCAAGTATTCTTTTGAGCGTTTTAACTTTGACGGTAATGATAAACTTATTGTAGTGGATGGAGCAAATGACCCTACAGTATTTAACACTTCACTAACAGCGACAGATGTTACAGAGTCTTCTGTAGAGGGTGCAAGTTTAGTAGCAGCATACAGAGAACACATGTTCTACGCTGGTATGTCAAGCACTCCACAAGAGGTAGTATTTAGTGAGCCATTTAATGAAGACGGGTTTAACAGCGGTCAAGGTGCTGGTAGTATAAAAGTTGATGATACTATTGTTGGCCTTAAAGTTTTCCGTGAAAATTTATTTATCTTTTGCGAAAACAGAATATTTAAACTAACAGGTAGTTCTTCTAGTGACTTTGCAGTAGCCCCTGTTACACGTGACATCGGATGTATCAATGGTAAGACCATTCAAGAATTTGCTGGCGATCTTATCTTTCTTGGCCCTGATGGGCTGCGTACTGTTGCAGGTACAGCAAAAATTGGTGACGTGGAGTTGGGAACTATAAGTGCTAATGTGCAATCTATATTTGATGAAAACATAAATACTGCTTCTAAGTTTGAGTCTGTAGTTATACCGAATAAAACACAATACAGGTTATTCTTTTCTAAAGAAAACAGTGGAGAAAATAGAACAGAAGGTATTATTTGCGTACTTAAAAATCAAGCTAGTGGACAATCTGGTTATGAGTTTTCTACTACTAAAGGTATAAAACCCTCTACTACAGATACCTTTGTTACTACAGGAGATGTTTTAGTACTTCACGGCGGGTTTGATGGGTTTGTATACCGACAGGAACAGGGTACTACATTTGATGGTGACGCTATCAACGGAAGATACAGAAGTCCTGACATGACCATGAATGACCCCGGTATACGTAAGCATATGCAAAGGGTTATTGTAAACTTTAAACCTGAGTCAATAATTGATGCTGATTTGTTTATACGATACGATTATGAAGCGGCTGCTTCTTCCAGACCTGCAGCATATCCACTAGACTCTACTAACATTGCAGGTATTTATGGAACATCAGTTTATGGAACACCTACATATGGTGGACCATCACAGCCTCTAGTAAGACAGCCAGTGGAAGGTTCTGGTTTTTCTGTAGCCTTGCGAGTAAATGACGGTGGCACTACTGCCCCTTACTCACTTAAAGGTTTTCAATTAGAGTATCAGTTAGGAGAAAGACGTTAAATGGGTGCTACATATACAAGACAGTCATCCTATACTGACGGTGATGTAATTCAAGCAGCAGATACTAACAACGAATTTGATCAGTTGTTAGCTGCTTTTCAAGCCAGTACAGGACATACACATGATGGCACTGCCAATGAAGGGGGTGCTATTACTAAGCTATTAGGGCAGACACTTACCTTTGGTGACGGTACTGCAGGTACAGATTTAACTATTACCTTTGATGGCGAATCAAATGATGGCGTACTCAAGTGGATGGAAGACGAAGATTACTTTGAGTTTTCTGATGACATCCTTGTAGCCAGCACAGAGAAGCTGCAGTTCCGGGACACGGCTATCTACATTCACTCAAGCGCAGATGGGCAGCTTGACCTCATA